TACTTATCAATGTTTTCGGTCATTTGCTCTAACTGAGCTTCAAATTCAACATTTGCTGCCTCAGTAAGCTCTTCTTCAATTTGTGCAATTTCAGCACTAACTCGTGAAGTAACAACAGCTTCAAACATTTCAGCCGCTTTTACTTTGAATTCTTCTGTGAGATGATCTTCGTCTGCGAAGAGAGCGTTGAGGTCTGCTTCAAAGAGAGTAGTTTCTTCAACAGAAACTTCTTCTTCAGCAATCTCTTCTGCGTCTTCTGCAACTACTTCGTCCTCAGCAATAACTTCATCAGTTACTACTTCGTCTTCTGCAATTACTTCTTCGTCAGTCTCTTCAACTTCTTCTTTAGCAACATTGCCAGCAGATGATTTTTTCATTACATCAGTCTCGCTTGGCTTGTCGTTTTGGAAGTTTGCAGGGGCTTCTTTAGCACCGTTACCCTTAGGTAGTGTAGTGTCTTTAGATTCTTTGCCTGCTGCTGCCTTACCTACAGGTGAAGTCAAGCCGCCTTCTGCATTGCCAGTACCGCTAAGGTCTTGCATTTCAGGATTGGCGTTTGAGCTACCTTGAGTAGGATTAGAAGCATCACCTTGCTGCTTATCTTTAGGACGATTTGCTGCGCCCTCCATAAGCTCTCGGATTTTGGATTCTACACCCATGTTTATTCTCCTATTAGGTTGTATTACTGTGTTCTGATATATATTTATAAAAATTAAATCTTAGACAACTTAGTTAAGAAGTTTTCAAAGACTTGTAACTTTACAGCCTCAAGCTCTTTAGTGCTTGCTGCTCTAATCAATTCTTTGGACTCTTCTAATTCTTTTTCTTGCCAGATGCCGTTCACAAATGTCCACTCTTTATTCTCCATGATGCCCTGTACATAAGCATCTGGAGCAGAAGGATCGGCAACAATATCAGCAGCAGTAGCTAACATGAAGTCTTCTTGCACTTCATTGACACCGTTTCTTTCTTTGAGTGAACCCAATCCACGAGAGCTAACACCTAAGCTGGCACCCTCGTCAATAAGTTCTTTTACAATACGACCCATAGGTGTATCTAGAATCTTTGCTCTACCGATAAAATTGTCGCCGTCTTCTTTAAGGCCAACAATCATATGAGAAACACGGTCAAGATTAACTGTAGGACCTTCTGGATGGCCTAGTTCACCGTATGCTCTCTTCTTCTCGATAGATTCTTTTGTATAACGAGCAACCTCTTTCTGCATCACTTCTTTGGGATACATTCTACCATTACGGTTCTTGAGGTTTGACTGCAAGAAAACACCTTCAATAAAGTGTGACTTCTTACCAGTCTCTTCGTTAAGTTCAGAGATATATTTAATCTCTTCTGTAACTTCTTTTATTAGTTTCATTATCCTAAGTCTCCGTCAGCGCCTTGATGGTCTTGAGGTCCATACCCAGATACTTTAGCACAATCAATGATTACAATGCCGTCACCGTTGTTGAATTCAACTACGAGGTCTGATCCATTTTCTTGATTGTCAGTAAACCCGTGAAAGTCCAGATCACCGTTGCCGAACAAGTGATAAATGTGCTCACCATTTCTAATGATGGTGATGTCAGCGTTTTTATCAGTAGTCCAATACAAGCGTCTAATATTGACTTCTGGGCTGCTTACAGTCTCAGTAGATTTCTTTAGTGTTGTAGCCAAGGCAATAGTAGCAGAATCACTGTTTGCTCCGTGAACTTTTACGACACCTTGGACTTGTGTTAATTTTAGAACAGTAGTGTCCGCTGCCATCTCTTATCTCCGATTAAACTTATTTGTTTACTAACTTGTCTGTGGCTTTCATAATGCCAGCTTTTCTTTTTGCAGCACCTTTTTGAAATGCGCCTGCCAAACGAGTGTTTACATTTTTTTCAGTACCAGAAGAAGTTTCTTTGGCATCTCTTTCATACTCTTTGCTCATTTTTTCACGGGCGCCGTAGCTAGTAGTTGCTTTCTTAATGTAAGAACCTAAAGTTTTCTTAGAAATCTCTTCGATCTCTTCAACTTCTTCAGAAACTTCATTTTCAGGAGCTTCACTCATGTTCTTGTGATTGCAGTCACATCCTTCTTTAGGACTCTTAGGATCGCATCCACACTCGCTGCATTTTTTTGCTTCGTCTAAATTTCTAAACTCTTTAAATGTCTTCATTTTCGTCTCCGACAGTTTCGGGTTCGGCGGCAGGATCAACTTCCATGACATGTTCTTCGCCGTCTGCTAACCCCATCGCTTGTAAATCTGGATTTTTGAATACGCTTTTTGCAAGTTCTTGTTTGTAGTCAGAGACCGCAGCATTAGCTCGATCCATCATAAGACTATTAAACTTATCTTGAACTTCACTTGCTTTGCCTTGTGACATACTTTGCATCATGTCTCTTATTGCTGCTTCACGATCCATTATTCTTCTCCTGTATCTTGTGGGACTTCACTTTCTTGCTCAGGTTGTTGCTGCTGAGTCATCATCTGGAAATTTTGATCTTGTGTTATAAACGGTTGCTCAAGTTTCAAATCGTTTTCAATTTGTTCAATTTCTTCGTCAGTAAGCATTAACACTTCTCGCTGAACATAAGACTTACTGAACAATGTACCGATGTAACTTGCCATTCCGTTTAGAACTTCTACTCTACTTCTAAGTATTTCTTGATTCTTAGACTCAGTATAGTAAGCATCTTGTGCAAACTTGTATAGAAGATCGTCTTTAATATCTGTCCAATCTTCTTCGGTGATAATGTTTTTCAGAAGTAACTGAGTCTTCAGCAAGTCATCAAACATTACACCAAACTTTCTTCTGAGTCTAGCTACAAATTTAGTAAACTTTAATTCGTCTCTATTGATTTCAGCAGATCGGCCAAAGTTTAGACCTGCTTGCTGCTGTAATCTAGAAACAGGAACATTCAAAGACTGATACAACTTCTTTTGGAAGTATTCTACGTCTTCGATTTGTCCCAAATTTTGTCCTGCTGGCAAAGTATCAATGGAAGTACCACTGCTGCCTTCTCTTCTTGGAAGCCAGAAATCTTCGAGCATAGACATAAACTTTTTGTCATCACGAATCTCGCCACTGTTAGCGTCATAGACTAACTTGTTACGATAACGATCCATGATATCTTTGAGGTACTGCTCTGCTTTGTTGGTGGGCAGATTACCTACATCAACATAAAATATTCTTCTTTCAGGAGCTCTCGTAATCCTATAAATGACTACGGCATTCTCCATCATTCTAAGTTGATTTGCAGGGCGTATAGCCTTGTGCAAATAAGAAAGTGCTATGTTTTTGTCTTGGTCAACTAGACCAGAAGGAACAAATGTGATAGCATCTTTAGTAATCTTTAGTGCGTTATCATTAGCAGGTGCTTTGTATTGTGCTGCTTTCTGTGAGAGTCCTTTTTCATTAAAGATGAAAAATTCTTCTACACTCTTAATGAACTGTACGCCTTGCTCATTCTTTTCTTTGTGTACTTCTTTGACCTTTGTAATCTTACGTGGGTCAATGTATCGAATGTCTCTGATACCCTTTCTAGGACTTTCAGTGTCGATAACTTTATGGAAGTATAGTCTTCCGTCAATGTACCATCTTCTAAAATAGTCTTGTGACCTATTTTTAAAATCTAGTAACTCAACAATGTTTTCAAACTCATCTTGTATTTGTTTTTTTACTGCATCAGAGACTTTCAATCTATCTGTGTCTAGTGTCACAGGATCTTCGTCATCTAAATTAGCAATAGCATCATCAATAATATCTTGAATAGCAGTATCCACATCAGCCATAAGAGAAATATCTCTGTATCGCTTGATGAGTTCTGCTTCATTATTAGCAACGCCTTCGAGATCAAGGTAGGTACCGTAATACCCACCTGCTCGTATGCTTTCTACACCACCTTCATCAGAAGGAGCCACGAAAGACTTTTCAGTCTTAGGCGGCTGCTCCCGAGTGATGTTAAACCCAAATATATTCATTCTAAATTAAATCCTTATTCAATCCTACGACTAAAAGTTGTCGTAGTTTTGGTACTGGAATGTCACTGTAAATTCTTCAATAATATCGTTCTGTGCGTACTGTAGTGCAATCTCAGACATCTGGATTGGGAATGCATTGCGTAGTACATAAGTACCGCCCCGCAAAACGTCATCGTTTCTGTCTAAGTGCTGAACAGTAATGTCTGCTTGATAATCAGCAGGGTTCAAGATGCCAGTATTTTCAGCAGATGAATTCATACCTTCCATCCATTGTTCGAATGGACGACGGAGTGACTGCTGACTGTCGTTGACAATAGTGATTGTCCAAGGATCAAAAATCCTTTCGCCTGCCAACTTAACTTCACGACCTCTGTACTGAATGATCGCTGGGTTAACAGTTGATGCCGGAACTGCTGCTCCGGTCACCAAAATACTGTTTGAAGTATCAACGCCTGTTACGTAGCTTGGGAAGCCTAGCAAGACTCTAAACTGATTAGGTCTTGCTCCTCCGGCACCTAGGCGAGCTTTAAACTCTGTAATGTTCATTTAATTCTCCTGTTTACTTTTATTTATAAGCCTAAGCACCAACTTCTTCAAAAGCAATACCAGTTCTAGTAGCGATGAAGTTGAGTTGAATGAAGTTGATTGACTTCGCAGGCTGAATGAAGATATCGGCTACAAATTGATTTGCATCAACAACTTGACTGTCATTGTTTGTACCATCACAAACAACACGGAAGTCGTAAATACCTCTGCGGCCTTGAACATCACGCAAGAATGGCTCAATTAGGTTCTTAAACTGTGCTCGTGTAAACGCATCGTTGAACTCAAAGAGTTGGAACTTAGCTGCGGTTGCAATAGCTTTTTCAAGAACAATAAACAATCTGCGAACATTAATTCTATCGAATGCGCTTGGCTTCTCAAGAAGAGTTTTGTCACCGTACAATACGATACCTGAACCAGGGAAACCAACGATTGGGTTAATGCCTGCTTTGTAAAGAGTATCACGATCTGACTTGTTAGGTGAGTAAGCAAGTCTCACTGCATTCTTGATTGCACCACGATTCAAACCTGCAGGAGAGAACCAAGGATCAGCAACACTATCAGTATTAGCACAAACACCAGCAGTGTCGCCGTTACAAGGAACGAATACGAACTGATCTGTGTATCTATTATACATGTACTTGTAGCCTGAGTCCATTACTGCAAAAGAACTTCTAGTATAAGAAGCAATTTCAGCAACAATCGCAGTAGCTTCAGAACCAGAGTTGTCTATTACTGAATCAGCTTGTGGTGAAACAAATACCATACAATCTTTGCGAACTTCTGCAATGTTGTCAATTACATAGTCACCAACTACAGCAGATGCATCGCCAACAAAGATGAGATTAACATCTACTAGTTCGTCATTTGCAAATAAGGCAAATGCAGTTTGCTTGTCAGCGTCAGAAATAGTTCCATCTGCTCCAGCTGCTAGAGAAACAGTAGCTTCGGCACTAGTATGATTGCTATCAAATGTTGTATTTGCTGCTAAAGAACCCCAGTTGTTTGTAGCGTTTGGATGATCTGTCCACCAGATGTACTCGGATCTTTGATTGATTACATTCTTATAGAAGTTTGTACGACCAACCGAATCTTTTGCATCAGATGCTTTAGATACACCAGCAAACTTTTCTAGAATTGTTCCAGGAACTCCAGAGAACAAACCTTCTTCATCGATTACAATGATGTGAAGTTCGTCTACACTTCCACCGGCTGATGACACGTAAGAAGATGCACTTGGAGCATAATCAAACTGGGCTGCATATTGCCAAGTGGCCTTAGCTGCTCCTGCAGTTACAGCAACGCTAGCATTAGATACTAATGTAAGCGAAGTAGCGGAAGCAATAGATGCTACTGTTCCTATAGTAGTACCAGTGCCGTCTTGAAGTATAGAACCTACAGAAAGCTCAGTATCAAAGGCAGTACTTACACCAGTAACAGTTGTGCTACTAGTTGTACTAGTAATAGTTCCTGTTAAACTAAAATCTTCAAAATCAGATGCATCTGCAAAAGAAACTTTTAGTGAGTTGCCAATAGCGCCTGGCCACTTAGCAGCCCACATGCCGTTGCCTAGACCGCCTGCGCTGAAGTTCTGATCGTGGTCAATGTCATTCTTGATAAGTGCGCCAGTAGCAGAAGCACCAGCAACGCCAGCAGTTGCATTTAGCGAGGCTGCATTGATTGCTCTTACTACTTTCAATGTGTTAGTGTACGCTAAGAAAGAAGCTGCGGTGAGCCAAGTTCTGTAGTCAGTACCGTTAGTGGATGGTTTGCCAAATCGTTTTGCCAGTTCATTCTCAGAACTGATAGTAGTAACTTCTTCGGCCGGCCCCCACTGAAATATTCCTGCAGTTCCACCAATTGAAGAACCAACTGCAGGAACTACTGAAGTGAGGTCTCTCTCTGTTACCTGGACTCCAGGTGATAGCTGAAAAGCCATATTTATTCTCCTCGTTAAAAAATCAGACAACAATATTGTTATGTTTTCTCTGATTATTTATAACTTTTAATATTTGAACTTAGACTCTTTCAATCTTTTGCTATACTCATCATCCATTAACCAGTAATCTCCACCTGCTACCCATGCTTCAGGCTCTTCATTGCTCTTTCTCATTACAAAAGGAGTAAGATTCTGTGTAATACTCTGCATTTCTTGTTTGTAAAGTCCTTCTCTGGTATTAACATCTACCAATTCTTTGAAAAATGGCATCGTAGATAGCCAACCAAAGAGAACCATACACATAACACAGTCGTCATTGTATCCTTCATCTGCTTGATAAGTGTTTCCCTTTTCAACAAATGTAGATATTTCACTGATAATATCAGCATCAAACACTAAGAGTTTCTTTTCTTCCATAAGAGACTTGAAGTTGAAACAACCTTGTCTCTTTACTTGTTTAGATGTATTAACGCCTAGTCTTGTAGACTTACCAAAGCCTGGCGATACATACTGTCTAGATTTTTCTGTCACTGTACTAAAGATATTATCGTATTCTATTTCTTCGTGTAATATCTCTACTACTTGACCGCCTATATCATTGTTCTCGATAAGAACAAAAGCGTTATTATAATCTTGCCCAACTTTTGCTATAACATTTGGATATAGCATAGGGGCAATTTTGTTATTTCGATACTTAGCTACTACCTTGTAAGGCATTTCTGTAATATCAAAAACAACAAATGCTGAATAGTCACCACCTATACCTCTAGCAGTGTCTACTGTAATACAATAATAATGATCTTCTTGTGGGTCTTCATATATATCAACACCGTTTCCTTCAGGATTCTCATATAAAGGATCTTTAGAACTGAGTGTTGCGATAGTTCTAGCGTTGATAAGTGTGTTCGATGAGCCTAAGAAGTCACACAGTACTTCCTGTGTGAACTTGAGTTCGCCAAGAAGTTTTAACTGCTGTTCTGCCCATGCC